CCGACGCGACGTCAATCGTCGCCGCGGTGGTCCGCGACGGCGCCGAACACGGCGGCGATTATGACGTGCCGGATGCGGGCCGCGGCGCCTCCGTCCTCCATAACAAAGGTCAGCAATTTGCCGTCCTGCGCCTCACGCTGCAGGTCGACTACGAAGCGCAACTGTAAGGAGATCACGCCATGGCAGGGATCACCGGTCGGCAAGTCGACATCGCCTTCGCGAAGTTCGCCGTGAACTCGTGGGGCGTGGCGGCGTCCGTCACGAAGGGGATGTACTTCAGCAGCGACGGCGGCCTCAAACTCGCCCCCACGATCATTGACGATGACGCCTTCGGGCAGGTCTTTGTCGAACAGGCGGAAGTCGGGGACGTGCAAGCGCCGGCGCCGACCTTCGGCGGGATCTCCCGCTACGACGATTACAGCTACATCTGGGACGCGCTCGCGATGGGCTCGCCCACGGCCGCCACGATCAGCACCTCGGCCGCGGGCCAAGTCACGAGTTGGCTGCACACTTTCGATCTCGCCGACGTGATCGATGGGCTCGGCGTGACGCTCGCGATCGACAAGGTGCAGTACGTCGAAGAGTTGACCAGCGCGAAGGTCTACGGCTGGGACGAAGCCCCCGGCGCCGGCGGGATGATGCAGCGGACCTACAAGGTCATCGGGTCGAAGACCACGAACATCTCCAGCGTCAACATCAATTCGACGATCGGCGGCGCGACCTTCCCCGCGCTCGGGAATCGGATCTTCCGGAAGCAAGGCGTGTTTCGGATGAACAAGCATACGGCGGGGGCGCTCGCCGCGGGCGATGCGGTCAAGGCCGAAACGGTCAAGTTCGCCTGGGAACGGCCGCAAGATTCGCCGCACGTCTTCGGGCAGGATTACGTGGACGAACCGGCGGATAACGGGTTCCCGACGTTCAGCCTCGATGTCGGCTATCCCAGGATGAACACCATCGCCGCGAATTCGCTCTATGCGGGCTTGCGCGATGGGACTGCGTGGAAAGCGGACTGGACGTTCAACGGGGCTTTCATCAACAGCACGGACCAGTACAAGAAGCTGTACCAGTGGCCGTATCTCCAACTGGAGGCGTTCGAGGCGCCCGTGGTGGGAGCCAATCAGATCAAACCCAAAGCGACCTTCAAGGCCCGCATGGCGCCGACGTCGCCCGCGGGGATGGCCTTCATCCGGCCCTTCCGTCTGACGCGGATCCAGCTCAACTCGCCGGTGGCGTTCTAAATAAGGAGTGTGTGTCGTGCCGGTGCAATTACAGGATGCCGATGACGTCATCACGGCCAAGGACAGCGAGCTTGCCGGCGTGACTGATGGCGATCCGGAGACCGTCTACACGCTGCGTCCGATCAGCGTCGAGGATCATCGCGCGATCACCAAGCAGCATACCAAGGAGGTCGTGAATCGCCGGACGCATCAAAAGGAGAGCGAGGTCGACTGGGGCGCGGTCAACGATGACGTCCTGGATTTTGTGCTGCGGGACTGGACCGGGATTCTGCGGAAAGGCCGCCCCGCGCCCTGCACGCGCGAGAACAAGTTGAAACTCGACGCGCCGCGACGACAGGCGTTGTCGGATGTGGCTGGGTTGAATCAGGTTCAGCGTGCTCCGGAGGTGCGCGCCGAGTCCTTTCCAGAACCTTCGCCAGTTCCTGCTCTTCTGGGTCGATGAGCAACCGACAACCCCGTGTTGCTTGTTCGCCGATGACGAAACCGTCGAGACCGACGCGGACGTGTTCGATTGTCAAGCCTGTCCGGTCGTCGACGCGCTCGATGGACTCTGGCCGGAGAACCGCGCCGCGTGGACGCTCAGCCGGCAGATTCTCAGTCGCTTCACCTACGACACGCGGAGTGTGGCGCTCGCGCTCGATCGCGCGACGCGTGATCTCGACCCGGCGGCGTGGCTCGAGCTCGTGGAACGCCTCGCGATGATTTACGACTTCGTGTACCCCCCGCCGACGGCTCCGGCTGAGTCCTAATCATGGCCCGCGAACTGGAGATTCAGGTCAACGTCGTCACGCACGAGGCGAAGCAGCGCCTGACAGAGATCGACCAGGCGACGGATCAGGCGGCGGCGGCGGCGGCCCAGATGAGCCTAAGCGTCGCCCAACTCGAGGCCAAGCTCGCCCTGGCGCGTGGGGAAATGACGTCGTCGAAGCGCGAAATGTCGACGCTGGTCGACACCATGCAGGCGGCGGCCACGACGCAGCGCGCGCAGCTCCAACCGGAATTGGAGAAGTCGGCCCAAGGCTTCGTGACGGCTCGGGAGAAAGCCGCGGCGTTTACACAGCAGATCAAGGACATTCATGCGCCGACGCAGGCGGCCGGTCTCTCGTTGAGTACAGCCACGACGGCCCTCACCCAACTCGCCGGGGCCTTCGGTGTCTACCTCAGCGCACAAGCCGTCGTCGGGGCGATCGTGGCCACGACGGAATACGCCAATAATCTGCAACGGATGTCGGCCCAGACCGGGGTGTCGACCACAGCGCTGCAGCAACTCGGGTACGCCGCCAAGCTCGCCAACGTCGACATCAGCACCGTGACCACGGGGATCTCGATGCTCGAGCGGCGCTTGGCCAGCGGAGACGCGAGTTTTCTCGAAGCCCTGCGCACGACGAAGCTGTCAATCCAGGAACTGCGGGGCCTCTCTCCAGATCAGTTGTTTTTCAGGATTGCGGAAGCGGTGGACGCGATCGAGGATCCGTACAAGCGGGCGCAGGCCGCCCAGGAACTGTTCAGCCGCGGGGGCGCGCAACTCTTGCCCGTCGCCCAAAATCTGAAGGCGATCAAGGATCAGGCGCCGATCATCAGCCCGGAAGACGTGGAGACGCTCGGGAAATACAACAATCAAATCGATGACCTCGGCGCGCGTCTGACCGTCTTCAAGGCCAACGTGCTGATTCCGCTCATCGCGGCGTGGGATCAAGCCGCCAATGCTGCCGCGCTGTTTTTTCGCGTGACCGACAAAGGGCCAGGTGGAACACCCGACTACGGGGATGCGTACACGAAAACCAAGGCGAACCAACTACAGGGACCAGCGCTCCCGAAGGGGGCTGGTGTCTTTGGGAAAACCTTCGACCTCGACAACAAGGCCGATTTGGCGGCGGTGGCCGCGATCGAGAAAACGATCACCGACGAAGTCCGGCAACAAATCGAGATCAACAAGGAACGGAACGCGGAGATCCAGAAACTGCACGACCTCTACGTCAAGCTGAATGTGCAATACGACATCGAGAACGCGAAGCTCGTCAAAGCGCACGACATCACGAAGCAGATCGTCACCGCGGTGGAAGCCGAAGCGGCGGCGCGTGGGCGCGTGATGGCGTCGCGCGGTCAGACCTGGGGCGGCGAGGCGATCAGTGACGATCCCCAGGTCAAGCTCCGCAAGGAACTCGACGAGTTGCACGGCAAGAAGAAGGCAGGGATCAGCCAGGAGTACCAGGAACAAGAAATCTACGACAAGATGGCCAAGGCGGAACTCGACGCGGCCCGCGCGGGCGATGCGTTGCAGCAATCGATGGGGCAGACGGCCGCCGCGGCGTCGAAACTCCCCAAGGCACTGGACCCCGCGATCAGCGCGTTCAACGGCCTCACCCAGGCCATTACGCTCGCGGCGCAGACGTCGCACTATTTCGGCGACCCCGAGTCCATCTCGTCGTCGATGCATCCCTACGGCATGGCCGCTCGGAATCTGTCGAAAGACACGAGCGGCGACTTCTTCAAGAGCTACGGCGCGGGCGGGCCGGTCAGCAAAGACGGCTTGATCTTCGCGCACGCCGGCGAATTCGTCCTCAACAAAGACGACGTGCAGGCGGGGAAGGGCAGTGGGGGCGTCACCATCGGGGACGTGCACATCCACGGGAACGTCGACAATGCCCTCACGGCGCGCCGCCTCGCCGATCAAGTCGCCGCGAACGTGCTCCGCAAACTCCGGAACCGCGATGCGATCGCGTGGGGGACCGCCTAAGTCATGGCGATGACCTACGCCCTCTTGAACGGGTGCCGGTTGGCGAATACGCGGCTCGGATATCACGCGCCGACGATCAATGTGGTCATCAACAGCACGAACCGGACCCTGTTCACCAATCGGTACGAATGCGAGGTGCACCAATACGCGAAAGAAACGCCGAATACCGCCAGCGTGATGGTGCGCGGGTTCACGCCGGTCAAAGGCCAACGGGTCACGCTCACGTACGGCAGCCTGAACGGGTTGGTCTTGTTCGATGGCCAGATCACCGAGATGGCGCAGGTCCAACGGCGGACCGGCACGCGCCTGCGGTATCGGTTGGAATGTTCGGATTGGACATTTCTGCTGAATCGCCGCCGCGTCTTGAAGCAATGGACGGCGACGTCGATCACCACGATCATCGCGGACACCCTCGCAGGCTTCACGAGCGGGTTCACCTCGGTGAATGTGCAGACGGGGCTGCCGGCGATCGACGTGACCGCGATCTGGGAGATGGTCGGGGCCCTGTTCACCAGGCTCGCGGATGCGAGCGGGGCGATGTGGAAGGTCTTGTACTCACGCGATATCTATTTTCGGACGATCGCCTCTCTGCTGGCGCCCCTCCCGTTGACCACCGGGAATCGACGGTTCCGCGATCTCCAATACACCACGAGTCGCCAACAGATTCGCAACCGCATCCGCGTCGTCGGCGCGGCGGCGCGCGTCGCGGCGGCAGTGCCGGTGGGGTTCGGAAGCGTCCCCGTCGACGATGCGACGGCTTTTGCCACCAGTGGCGGCACGGCGGTCGCGGGCGCACAAGAGATCGCCTACACCGGGAAGTCGGTGGACGATGGCGGCTTGCGGACGGTATCCGGAATCGTTCGCAGCGGGAGCACCGCCACGGCGACGACGAGCGCGGCGCATCTGTACGCGACCGGTACCATCGTGCAAGTCGCCGGCGCGACGCAGTCCGAATATAACGGCACGTTCACGATCACCGTCACGGGCGCGACGACGTTTACCTACACCGTCCCCGGCACGCCGGCGACGCCGGCCACGGGCTCGATCGTGTGTTTTGTCGGCGGGAGCACGGTGGCAGGGAATGC